ATCTCGGATGCCTTATCGCGCACAGATTGAATACCGGCAAACGTGATAGGCTCGCCAAGCTGCTTTTTTCCGATGCTCGCCGAATAGATGCCCATCGGCGCTCCCGACCAATGCTGGCGCAGTTTCTGCGCGTTCTGTTCGATCAGTTCTTTAACGTGCGTTAGCATCAAGATTTGCGTCTCAGGCCAATTCATTAAAGCACCGTGGCACAGTTCGGCCACGATATGGCTTTTGCCCGATCCTGTCGGTAACACCATGCAAGGATTGCCGGTTGAGTTGCGAAACCATTCGTACAGATCGTCAATGGCGCGTTGCTGATAATCACGGAGCTTCATCTTGCAGCCTTTCAAATAAGCTCATGGGAAAAAGACAGCACGGCTCAATGTCTTGCAAATCGCCTCGATCCCGACGCCCGGCCATTTCGATCACCATTGCTGGCCAATCTTCATTGTTTCTGATTGAAAGATAAAAAACACCATCCGTCAGTTTGACCACAAGAACAAAAGGCACCAGAAGGGCTGATACCCAATCTTTTGCAGACAGAACTTTTCCTGTGCTAAGGATTAAACCGCCAAATCTTTCAATGTCTGCGCTAGAATAATTGCGACCCTTCACTTCAGCGACCGCAACAACTCGTTTGCCATCAAGAAGCGCAAAATCTATCACGCAAGACATTTTCATTTTTGCGTATCCAAGCCCCCAGTGAGCCGCAAGTCGCGAAATAACTTCGCGCTCTAAAATGCGGTCGGCTTCGCTTTCATAAATCGGTCTCATCTCACAATCTCCGCGCCCGGCCACTCGCCCCTGATCTTGCGCACGACTTCATTGGCGCAGCCTTCAGGATTGGCAATGATTTCCTTGCTTGAAAACACGTTTGCATCTGGCGATCCGTTCGCCACGTCTTGCCCAGCAATTTCATAAATCGCGATATTTTCGTAAGGCGAATCTTTCATCTTCCACGGCACCAGATCAGGATGCAGAATGTGCTGCTCGCAGCCTTCGTGCTGATATTCGGTCGGGATATTGTCGGCAGCGAAGCGCTCGCATGTCCACGAACTATCTGGTTTTGCAGTCGAGTGCGCGCAAGTTCTGCAATTTACATGCTTTGTCGTCTTCGTCTCGTGGCAGAACGAATGCGCTGGGCAGAACTTGCACTGATACCACGTCGCGTCAGTCGAGAGCGGTGGCGGCATCCGATCATCAACCGCAATGCGCTTGCCGCGTTGGATCAGCTTTGTGGCTGCGTCTGCGTCGTAGCGCACGCGCTCAGTATAAATCCGGTCGTCGTCCTTGCAGATCGCCACGTAAAGCGCGCGGTCAATCCCTGTGCCTTTCATGTAAACTTGCATCTGCGCCCAGTGTTCGGGCTTGGAGTTCTGAACGCCTTTAGTCGAGACATCATTGAACGATTTCAGCGAGTGCGTTTTGAACTCGCCGATATGGCGTTTGTGCGGCGCTCCCGGCACTCCGCCTTCGATGATCGCATCGACGCTGCCAGACACATGCGCACCGAAATCGACGCGCGTTTGCTCGCCTTCAAGGATGTTGATCCCGATTGCACGCAGATCGGCAAGGATGATTTCTTCTTCTCGGTGACCGCGTCGGAACAGGCGCAGGATTCGTCCCGGAAAGATGGGTTGCACAGCCCATCTAAACGAGAGCCACAGCCACCGATCACACGGATGGCCTAGCATCGATCCGCCCATATGCGGGCGCGGCTTGCTGGCGCTTGCCTCATGATGCTGATCGATCAGGCTTTGAATTGAATTTGTTGGCTCTGGAATCTTTGCCATTTTCATCTCCCTGATGAAAAGCTCCGGCACGAATGCCGGAGCAGTTGTTGTTACTTCTTCGCCCACGGCGGCGAAGACGACTTGGCGGCAGGCGCTGAGAGCGGCGGCGCAGATTTCGGCATGGATGAAGCACCAGACGAAGGCATCGTGCCACTTACGCTCTTATACGCCTTGACTTGGTTCTTATCGCCGTATTGTTCACTTCGCTCAATCGCCAACTTGATTTGCAGATTTGATCCGATCAACTGATCTGTATCGGATAGCTGCGGCAAATTGATTGCGGCCATTAGTTCACCGAGTTGCTGCTGGCCGATCTCTTCAGCCTTCGGCGATGCGTTGCGAATGTTAAACGTACCAAACACCACGCGGCCTTCGTGCGATGGTCCGATGATGTCGTAGCGCACTGAGATATATTCGCCCGTGCCAGCTTTCGTTGGCTTGATTTCCGCAGCGGTGATGCTGGCTGAATACCAGCCCGCAGGAAGCGGCTCATAATTGCCACCAGTGCCTTTAGGCATGTCTTGCTGATTGAACGTCTGATTGAGAAAAGCCATGCTGTTTACTCCTTAACGATGGTGAATGAAGGGCGACCGGGCGTTGTTGTGATTGCTCCCAGAAGCGGCTTGGTGATTTCGTCGGATGCCTTGTCCCATGCTTTTACATTGAGTTCAGGCTTCCAACGAAATAGGATCGGCAGATGTTCGCTCAGATCATGCTCTGCGGCGATCTCCTGCAATAAATCTGCGTCAACTTTGCGCGTGAACCGCGTTACGAGTTTGATCTCGTAATTATTAGTGGCGCAGATGCTGATCGTGCGCGTGCCTTCGGCGTTTGATTTTCCGACATGATCCATAATCTCGTCTTCAATCTCACGGCGACGATCTACCGCTTTGCGCTCTGCGTCTTTGCAGGCGATCCACTCGGCGTAAATATCGCTCATGATCTTGCTCCGATTTTCTTGATGATCTCGCCAAGGTCTGGCGCTTCCCATGCGTCCAGCTTTCCGCTGCGATCTTTGGCGTTCCAAAGCCCATCGCCGTCGCACATCAGCGCGCGCTGCGTTCCACCGTCTGCGTCTTTCTCGATCCGCAGCGCCAACACTTCGTCGAAGAAATACGGCAGCGCTTGGCCGGTCTTGTTTCCCGGCATCGATGGCGAATAAAGAATGCGTCCCATTTCGTCGGTGGCTTTCTCCAACTTCGCGCTCATATAAACGTGCTTGGCTGGAAGATCGCGAAACAATCTAATAATCTCGCCCATCTGTTCTTGCATGGCGCCGTATGCTTGACGCGGGTCTTTGGCGATTTTCTTTTCGTGGATCAGGCAGACTTCGGCGATCTCGCTGATGCTATCGAGCGCCACGCTTTCAAATTTCTCGCCGTCTGGTCCGATCAAAAACTCATAGGCTTCGCGAAGCGAATCCATGTCGACGATCTCGATGTAAGGCAGGTTGGCGCTTTGCAGCGACAACAGGCCAGCCTCGGCGCTGAGAACGATTGGCGTCGGCAGCGTCTGAATCAGCGATGTTTTGCCAGCGCCAGCCTGCCCATAGACCAACAGCTTAACGCCATTGGTTGAAAGGCCGCCAGTGTGTTTAATGTTGATTGCCATTTCTAATGCTCCAAATCGAGTACGGATACTGCAATCTCGTACCAGTTAACGTCTTCTAAAAATGCTCTCGCGTAATCAAGAGCGTATCCAGTTGCTTGATTATCGAGCATATCGTTTGCGCGTTCTTTTAAGATTTCTGCAAGATCGCTCTGATCAACTTCAGCCCAATCCTCAGAATCATAATCTTGGAAGAGTTCCAAATTTACCCGCCACGTCGCGTAATTTGTCCAGCCGTTGTACGTCTTGCTCATGATTGTTTTCCCTGAAGGTAGGTGGGGAGGCCAAAGCCTCCCCGGTTGATCTCAATCGCGCCCAATGTGTGGAATATCGAGCGAAAGCATGTGCGCTTCATGGAACGTCTGGGTCGTCCATACTCGCGCTTGGTGAATGATGTCGTAATTCTCGCCGGTCTGTGCCTTGAGTTCGAGCGCATCATCTTGCGCCTCTTTAAGCGTTTCAAACGCTGAGAGGGTCTTGATGATGCTGCGGTCTTTGGGAACTACGTAAAACATCTTGTCTGCTCCATCTGACCTGTCGGCTAATCCCGCTCGGTCAGTGAGGTTTACAATACACTTTTTCTGGGATATGTAAACAGCTATCGAAGCAAAAAAAATAGGAAACGAGAAAAAATGATGGAAATCGACAAAATACGCGCAGCCTTGGCCGATCTCAATCTTGCGGCAGTTGCGGCGGCGACCGGCATCCATAAGAATGGGCTTTATGCGTTCAGGCATGGCCGCACCACGCTGCGTTACGATAGCATGGTTAAGCTCGTGAAGTATCTTCAGCAAAGGGAATCGATCATCAATGGCTGATCTTACGAAAATTCTGGGCGGTCCTTGGTCGCCAAAGCCCGCGCCTCGCGTTGATCCGCCAGAGGTGCAGCTTCGCGATGCGATCTCAGCGTCAGGTCTGATGCCACCGCAAACGATCACGCTCGACGGCAAGATCCACCGCTTTCGATCCGGCACTAAAGGTCAAGGCGGGCATGGCGACAAGACAGGCTGGTACATTGCATATGGAGACGGCATCCCTGCTGGTCGTTTTGGATGCTGGCGCTCTGGGCTGGAATCATCGTGGCGTGCTGATGTCGGGCGCGCGTTTTCAGCCGCTGAAGAAATGGCGCACACGGCGCGCATGGCGGAAGCAAGAGCGCTTCGCGATGCTGAACAGGCGCGAAGCCGAGAAATTGCCAGCAACAACGTCGATTTGATCTTTTCCAACGCCATCGGCGCGGCGCCTGAGCATCCATATCTGGCGCGCAAAGGCATCCAGCCGCATGGCGCTCGCATCACAGGCGATGGTCGGCTAGTCGTCCCGCTCTACAATTCAGACGGCGAGCTATCGTCGCTTCAATACATCTCAGACGACGGCGGCAAACAATATCACCCCGGCGGCGCCACAGGCGGTTGCTTCACGATCATCGGAACAATGGATGATCCCGGCAGGATTTACATTGCCGAAGGATTCGCCACCGCCGCCACGATCCACGAAGCCACAGGGCGACCTTGCGTCGTCGCATTTTCGGCCAATAATCTCGTGCCGGTGTGTAGCACAATTACCGACAATTTCGGATACACAAGCCAGATCGTGATCGTGGCTGATAACGACGCCAGCGGGATTGGCCAGAAATACGCCAATCAGGCATCGGCAAAATATGGCGCCCGCGTGATAGTCCCCCCATTTCTGGGCGATGCCAACGACTACAAGCAGGCGGGCGAAGATTTGGCGATCTTGTTAGAGCCGGTCTTAGATAATTGGCTGATCCCGATTGATGAGTTCAGAAAACAGCCAAGCCCGATCACATGGCTAGTTGAAGGTTGGATTCAATCTAACGCTTTGATCATGGTCCACGGTCCATCAGGCGGCGGCAAGACATTTGTCGTGCTTGATTGGTGTCTTAGAATGGCCGCAGGAATTAGCGAATGGGCGACTAGCATAGTCAAGGCTGGAAACGTCGTTTATCTCGCAGGCGAAGGCCATTACGGTTTGCGCGGGCGAGTCGCAGCATGGGCGCATCATAATGTCGTGGGAAAAATGAGTATGTGGATTTCCCGCGATGGATGCGATCTCAACACAGCCGAAGGTTTTCGACGAGTTGTCGATAACGTCTCGGAATTGCCAAGCGTGCCAAATTTGATCGTAGTCGATACGCTCCACCGCTTTCTACTCGGCGATGAAAACAGCGCTCAGGATGCCAAAACGATGCTCGACGCCTGCAATGCGCTCATGAATAAATTCAACTGCGCCGTGCTTTTAGTCCACCATACCGGCGTTAGCGACGAGGCGCAGCACCGGGCGCGCGGGTCATCTGCATGGCGTGGCGCGCTCGATATTGAGATTAGCATCATACCAAGCAAGTCTGGCTCGCCTATGCAGATCGTGCAGCGCAAATCTAAAGACGCCGAAATGGCAGAGCCGGTTTACGCCGAATTGCGCTCGATTGAAATTCCAGATTGGTTCAACGAGCACGGTAAACCAGTAACCAGCGCCATTGTTGAGATTGTAGAAACGCCAGCCGAAGCGCCAAAGAAAGACAGCAAAATACAAAGCCAAGTTCAGATTATGCAGCGCGCGTGGTTTGCCTCAGAATGCGAAGAACGAGACGGCCAGCCATATATTAGCCGGTCGGCGTTGGCTGAATTGCTCCAAAAAGACGGCAAGGCACCGCGCACCGTGCGCAACAAAATGAATCCATCCTATGATGATGGAATTATTGCGCAGCTTATCAATGGAAGCATTATCGAGCCGGTTGAACACGGCTGGAAAATCATCAGCCAAACTATAACGGCAGCATGGTTATTGCGTAAAAATGGTAGCTCAACAGTTGACCCTAAATGACCCTAAGGGTCAAAAAAGGGTCAGGGTCAAAAATGGGCAAAACAGCGCGATATTTGACCCTCCCTGACCCTCTCTCCTTAAGGAGAGGGTCATGAGGGTCACGCGATGCAGGCGGATTTAGGGAGCGTTGAAGACATGCCTAGTGAGATGCAAGATCGCAGAATGGCAAACGTCCCATTCTGTCCAAACATCGCTTGGAATTGGGTCACGGCCAAGCGCTGCGCACCATGCGAACCAAAGCACCGGATCAGGTTCGTTCTCAATCGATGGCTGGTGCGATGGCATGGCGGCGAGAAGGTCGAGCGCTTGTTGGCGGGTCATGATGCGAAGCCTATGGTTAAGAATACGATGGCGGTGCAGAATAGTACGGCGGCGAGCAAATCGAAAATGGCGCTGAACATTGGCGGCTCCTGTATTGGTTCGATCAATATATGGTCAAGGTGTTAAAAAAAGGTTAAGCAGTTTGACGGCAGCGGCAGATCGACTTAGGCTGCGATCAGTCGGGTGCGCTCCACGCCCGGCAAGGCGGCGGGTCGTTTTCCTCCCTGAGCGATCCGCCGCCACATTCAGGGAAGGATGGAAAATGGGCAGTTCAGAATTTTATTGGTCGGCGTACTTAATGCAAATGCTGGCGGTGCAATGCGCCCAGCTTCATGGTCAAGATGCGCTGGTAGATGAGTATATGCTCAAGGCTAACGAATATATCGATCTGCACTTTGATGCGATTGAGACGCATATGAACAATCTCAGGGAATTTAATAATGGTTAAGCAAGGCAAAATTGGCACTAAAAAGGATCAGGCATGGCCAGCCGATCACGTCGAGCGCCGGTCGGTTGAAAGCCTGATCCCATACGCTCGCAATGCCCGCACGCACTCGGATGCACAGGTGGCGCAACTAGCAGCGTCTATTCAGGAATGGGGCTGGACTACGCCTGTGCTGATCGATGAAGCTGGCGGCATCATTGCTGGGCATGGTCGCATCATGGCGGCTCGTAAGCTGAACATCGAAGAAGTTCCTGTAATGATCGCCACAGGATGGAGCGAGGCGCAGCGCCGAGCATATGTGCTAGCGGACAATCAGCTGGCTATGAACGCTGGCTGGGATATGGATTTGCTAAAGGTTGAGCTTGGCGATCTCGGAGAGATGGGATTTGACCTAGACCTTATCGGATTAGATCAGAAAGAAATCGAAGCAATATCTAACGATAATGTCGTTGGAAACATGTACTCCGATAAAGTGTCTGTCCCAACATATGAGCCAAGCGAATCAAAGCCAAAGATCGAAGATTTGTATGATGATCTAAAAGCAATGGATCTCATCTTTTCTATTAAAGAAAGCAAACTGAACGAAAAAGAAAAACAATTTCTAATGGCGGCGGCATCTCGCCATATTGTTTTTGATTACTCTAAGATTGCTGATTTTTATTCTCACGCATCTGATGAGTGCCAAAAGTTGATGGAAGAAAACGCGCTTGTCATTGTTGACTTTAATCAAGCGATTGAGAATGGATTTGTGAAAATATCGAAGCAAATGGATGATCTTATTGATTACGATGAAGATCACAATGAAGAATGAATATATTCTAGTAAGGCATGGTCAAACCTATTGGAACAAGAATGGGATCATGCATGGGCAGTACGACATACCCCTGAACGATACTGGTCACAAACAAGCAAAGAAGATCGCGCAAGAGTTAAAGATCGAACATTTTGATCTTTGCTATTGCTCTCCATTACAGAGGGCAAAGTCAACGGCGGCTCGCATTCTGTTCAATCATCGCAACACAAGGGCGGTGTATGACAGAAGATTGATGGAGCTCAACAAAGGCCTGCTCGAAGGAAAACATCTCAACAGCGAGAAATTGCTAAAAAACGAAGATCATAAATTTTTGAAAAAATACCAGATCGAAAGCAAGAACGATTTTTTTATGAGGGTTAAGTCATTCGTTGCAGATGTTGAGAGTCGATACACTGGAAAGAGAATCTTGATTGTCGCCCATAGCGGCACAATCAAAATGCTTATGTTCGCTTTTGATCCACCAAAAAAAGAACTGCATAAAGCCTACTACGATCTGCACATTAAAAACTGCAAGCCTTACAGAATCAAACCACCATCAGAGAAAGTCAGCAAAATGAAAATTGGATTCTTTCCCATGGTCGCAGATGTCCTGCACGCTGGTCATGTGATCGCGCTTGAGGAAGCAAAGAAGCATTGCGATCTTCTGATCGTTGGTTTGCATTGCAACCCATCATACAAAGAGCCACGCCAATCAATCTATGAACGCTATATGCAGCTTCGTGCTGTGAAATTTGTAGACGAAGTGATCCCATACGAAAGCTCAGATCGCGATGCTGATATGTTTGTATCGCTTGAATACGATGTGTATTTTCTTGGCGAAGATCATCGGCAAGACGAATGGGAAATGAAGGACAAGATCGAAGCTCTTGATAAAGAGATCATATATCTGAAGCGCAAACATGGATATAGCAGCACACGGGTGAAAAATGGAAAACTCTAAAAATTACGCAGTTTTCATTTTGACTCATGGCAGACCTGACAACGTAATCACTTACAATGTTCTGCGTAGTTCTGGATATACGGGGAAAATTTATCTTATCGTCGATGATGAAGATCAGACAATCGATGAGTACAAAAAGAGATACAAAAATGAAGTCATAGTTTTCAGCAAGAGTTCATATCAAGGCAAGTTTGACTTAATGGACAACTTCAAGGGAAACAAGGTAATCGTGTACGCTAGGAATGCTTGCTATGACATAGCAAGAAATCTTGGGCTCGATTATTTTTTTGAGTATGAAGATGATTATACAGGTTTTTACCATCGCTATGTTGATGGAGAAAAACTTGCAGCCATTAAATCCAAGCGAATGGATGATGTCTTATTGAGCATGATCGAGTGCTTAGACAGTACAAAATCAACAACGATTGCGTTTGCACAAGGAGGAGACTGCATAGGAGGAGCTAAGGACTTTCATAGGGTGCAATTCAAACGCAAAGCAATGAATAGCTTTTTGTTTAAAGTGAATGAAGACCCAAAAGACGATTGCACTTTTATCGGAAGAATGAACGACGACGTAAATACATATTTAACACACGGAAAACTAGGAAAGCTGTTTTTCCAAATATCTAATGTCATGTTGATACAAAAAGCCACTCAATCAAATGCTGGAGGAAATACAGAAGCATATAAAGAATTTGGAACTTATGTGAAATCTTTTTATTCTGTGATAGCTGAACCATCTTGCTGCAAGATAGCTATGATGGGTACTGCGCATCAACGCATCCATCATAAAATAAATTGGAACAATGCTGTTCCGAAAATAGTTCATGAACGTCATAAAAAGACAAACAGAGAGATGGTCAATGGTTCGCATAGCACACAAGCCTGACGATAAAACGCGCAAGCAAGTGCTGGCTCTTGCTGGCTTTGGGATGACTCACGATCAGATCGCAAAGGTAATGGACCTGAGCGATGAGACGTTGCGCAAATATTATCGTCACGAACTCGACACCGGATTGACAAAACTCAACGCGCAAGTGGCGCAGAACTTATTCAGCATCGCAACATCTGATCGCAAAGGCGCAGTCGCAGCCGCGATCTTCTGGATGAAGACGCGCGGGCGCTGGCATGAACGCATCGACATCAGCAACGAAGACGGTACGCTGAAGCCGGAGCCGATACAAGTCGCGGTGTTGGCAGCGTTGAATAAAATTCATGAACGCGACTGAACGGGCGCTATGCACGGCGCGTCTGTATAATTACAGCCGCCATATGTTTCGCGCTCGCAAGGGCGTGGAGATGCTTGAGAACGATCACCAGCAAATCATATGCGAAGCATTGGAGCGCGTCGTTACCGGTCACACCAATCGGCTGGTGATCAACGTCCCGCCTCGATCAGGCAAAACAGAACTGGCCGTTAAGAATTTTATCGCATGGGCGATGGGCTTGTTTCCTGATGCTGAGTTTATCCACGCCAGCTATGCAAAGCGGCTTGCGACAGCGAACACCTATGAAGTGCGCGCAATCATGCAATCAGAAGAACACCGCGCAATCTTTCCTTGGACCGAGTTGCAAGGCGACAGCAAGGCGAAGGATGAATTTCGCACGGCTCAAGGCGGCGTCGTCTATGCGACCGGCGCAGATGGAACGATCACCGGCTATGGCGCCTCAAAGATGCGCGCGGCATTCGGCGGCGCAATCGTGATCGACGACCCGCATAAAGCGGGTGAAGGAAATTCGGCGCTGATGCGTGAGAATGTGATCGCGTGGTACCAAAACACAATCGCTTCGCGCCTGAATAAACCTGATGGACCGATCATTGTCATCATGCAGCGCTTGCATGAAGAAGACTTGTCTGGATGGCTGCTGGCCGGCGGATCAGGCGAGAAGTGGGAGCATGTGAACATCCCAGCGCGCAATCTAGACGGCTCCAGCTTCTGGCCAGAGCAATTCCCTGAAGAAATGCTAACGCGTCTTGAATTCGCGTCGTCGTATGTGTTTGCTGGGCAATACATGCAAAGCCCAGCACCAATAGGCGGCGGCATGTTCAAGGATCACTGGTGGCAGATGATGGCTGCGCCACCGCCGACGCGCTGGCGTGCGATCTATGCCGACACCGCGCAGAAGACAGCCACGCATAACGATTGGTCTGTGCTGCAATGCTGGGGCCAGACGCTTAACGGTCAAGCGGTCATGCTCGACATGGTGCGCGGCAAGTGGGAAGCGCCAGAGCTTGAAACAATGGCGCGCGCGTTCTGGAACAAGCACAAGAGTATCGACAACATGGGCGCGCTGCGCTCGTTCAAGGTTGAAGACAAGGTTAGTGGAACTGGGCTGATCCAAAAGCTCAAACGCGAAGGAATCCCGATCATCGGCATTCAGCGCAATATTGATAAGGTTACGCGCGCCTATGATGCGGCTCCTTTGATCCAAAGCGGCAATGTGGTATTGCTGAATAATGTTCCGCATCTGTCGGATTTTATGGCTGAGGCTTCTGTGTTCCCAAATGGCGCGCACGATGACATGATCGACACCGCGATGAGCGCGATCAACGATATGTTCAACGTCTCTGCCGCGCCTTCCATTCGTTCGCTATGAGGTTGATCTGATGAAATTTCTCGACCGATTCCGCCGCGAACAAAAAGAAAGCCAAGCATCAAGCCTGATGGTGATGACGCCCGGCCAAGCGGTCTGGTCGCCTCGCAATTACGAACAGTTCGCGAAAGAGGCATACGGTAAGAACGTCGTCGCCTATCAATCGATCAACAAAATAGCCGAGGCAATTTCTTCAGTTGAGATGATGGTTTTCCGTGGCGATCAGGAATTGCTCGACCATCCTCTGATCGCTTTGCTTAAAAAACCAAATCCGATGCAGTCGGGATCAGAATATATGCAGGCCAAGGTTGGCTTTCTGATGATCGCTGGCAATTCCTATGAAGAACGCTTCATGGTCGGCAGCGAGGTTAAAGAACTTTATCAACTGCGCCCAGATCGCATGAAGATCATTCCGGCTGCAAGCGGTCTGCCCGCAGCTTATGAATACACAGTCGGCGGCAAGAAGGCGCGTTGGGAGTTTGATTCACGCACGCTTGAATGCGATGTGCGCCATTTGAAGTTCTTCAATCCAACTGATGATTGGTACGGATTGAGCCCGGTGGAAGCTGGCGCTTATGCCATCGACCAGCTTAACGAAAGCATGGCATGGCTTCAGGCTTTGCTTCAGAATAGCGCGCGTCCGTCTGGCGCTTTGACCGTCAAGGATGGCGGATCGCTTTCGGATGATAATTTCAATCGGCTCAAGGCGCAGATCGAAGAAAACTATTCTGGCTCTCGCAATGCAGGGCGCCCGATGCTGTTAGAGGGCGGGCTTCAATGGCAACAGATGGGCTTGTCGCCCACAGATATGGGCATCATCGAAGCAAAGTTCAGCGCAGCGCGTGATGTTGCGCTTGCGTTTGGCGTTCCGCCGTTGCTGCTCAACATTCCCGGCGATAACACTTATTCCAATTATGCCGAAGCGCGTCTTGCGTTTTGGGAAGATACCGTTCTCCCGCTCCTCTACAAGATCGTTGAGGATTGGAACAACTGGATCGGCAAGGCTTATCAGGTCGAGATCAGGCCAGATGTTGATTCCATCCCGGCGATTGCTGAGAAGCGCCAACGCCTTTGGATGATGGCCGACGCATCCAATGATTTAACGATCAACGAGCGCCGCGCGATCAAAGGTTATGAGCCGATCACTGGTGGCGATGTGATCCTCGTATCGTCAAGCCAGATCACGCTTGGCATGGCAGTCTCAGAGCCGACAGCGCCGATCACAGCTGAACCGGGTCTAACTGCCAATGATCTAAAAGCGCTGGCGTATGGCATCGAATACAAAGCAGAAGGCTATCAGCCAACGACCGAGATGGCGCGCGAAGCAGAACGCGGGCTTGCATGGCGTAAAGAATTTAATCGAGGCGGAACTGAAGTTGGCGTTGCTCGCGCGCGCGACCTGTCAAACCGCGTCAACCTTTCAGCCGATACGGTCAAGCGCATGGTAAGTTATTTCGCCCGCCATGAAGTGGACAAACAGGCTGAAGGATTCAGCCCCGGCGAAAAAGGTTATCCCTCTGCCGGGCGCATTGCATGGGCGCTCTGGGGCGGCGATGCAGGCAAGACATGGGCGAACAAGATCGCCGATCAGATCGACGCCGATGATTAGGCGTTTGCTGGATCAAGACGCACGCAAAGAACAGCGCCGTCAATCGCTCTTGCTGGATCGGCTCGCTAATCAATTTGAAGATCGCTTGGCTGATGAGATCGAAGATGCGCTGCGCGAATCTTTGCGCGCTTGGCAATTTACCGGCGAAGTTTTATTGCCGCGTGATTTCAACCAGCGTCTGGAGGCGACCTATTCTCAAATGATAACGGCGTCGATCACCACATTCGGCGCGCGCGTATTTGAGCAGGGCAAATCGGTTGGCGTTGCATTAGAGCGCAAAGAAGACTTCGCCACGTTCATGCGTAACGCGGCGCTGCGCTATATCAACAACGAAACAATCCGACAAAGGATCATTGGCGTTGAAAAGACAACGCGCCTCTGGTTGGTGCGCGCTCTTGCGCAAGCGTTTCTTGAAGGTCTAACGCAAAGCGAAACGGTCAAATCTATTTTGGAAGTGATTAAATCCATATCAAAGATGCGAGCGCGAACCATTGCACGAACCGAAACGCATGGCGCAGCCAACTATGGCGCTAACGAAGCAGCAAAGAAAACCGATCTGCCAATGAATCGCGAATGGATCAGCGCGCAGGATAAGCGCACGCGCACAACTGAAGACGGCGATCTGTTCGATCACGTTGGCGCAAACGGTCAAATCGTTGGCGCTGAACAGCCATTCCAGATTGCTAAGTTAGATGGTGGAACAGAAGCGCTGATGTTTCCCGGCGATCCGAATGGAAGCGCCGGCAATGTTATCAACTGCCGATGTGCGCTTGGCTTTGTTGTCGATACTGATGCGATCATCGCTCGCGCGGCGGCTCGCGTTAGAAATTCAAGCTAATTGTTCAATTAAATGTCTCATGATATGGTGACACCATGCCAAAGCCTAGCAAGACTGAAAACAGACAAGAGTTTATAGACCGCTGCATGGGTTTCGACAGATATGTCGAAAAGTATCCAGACGGCGATCAGCGCTTTGCGGTGTGCAATTCCATCTGGGATGATGAAAAACCAAAATCGGATGATGCCATGATAAGTTTCAAAAACGTATCGTTGAGCTTGAAGAAAGAGCCAGACGAAGATGGCATGTTCGAAGGCTATGCGTCTGTTTTCGGAATCATCGATCAAGGCATGGACGTTGTTGAGCGCGGCGCTTTCCGCAAATCGCTTGGCAGCGGGCGCAGGGTCAAGATGCTTTGGCAGCATGATATGGCGCAGCCAATCGGCGTTTTTGATTACATCGAAGAAGATGATCGCGGGCTGTTCGTGAAGGGTCGTCTGCTCAAGGATGTCCAGAAAGGCCGCGAGGCTATGGCGCTGATGCGAGCTGGCGCCATTGACAGCATGTCCATCGGCTATCGCACGGTTGAAGCAGTCGCTGAAGGCGATGGCCGCGTGCGCAAGCTGATGGAAGTAGATTTGTTTGAGATTAGTTTGGTCACGTTCCCGATGCTGCCTGATGCTAAGGTGACATCGGTCAAGAGCATTGCGACCGAACGCGAGTTCGAGAAATTCCTGCGGGAAGCAGGATATTCTCGTAAAGACGCCGCTGCGATTACATTGCACGGCTTCAAGGCCATAACCGATCAGCGGGATGCTGAGACTGGCGAGGCGAAGGACGAGGGTATTTCTGCTCTCATTGAACGCATCAACAATCTCACAGGAAAGCTGAATCATGTCTGATGAAATGAAGGGCGCCATGAGCGCCATCGAATCCCTGAACCGTGGCTTTGAAGAGTTCAAATCCGCTAACGATGCCAAGATCGCTGAAATCGCCAAGAAAGGCGCAGCCGATCCGGTGCTTGAGGAAAAGCTCCGCAAGATCGAAGCCGATCTCGACAAGGCTCAGAAGATCGCCGACGATGCTGCTCTGGCCGTCAAGCGTTCCTCGCGCGTTGTCACCGACGCCAGCGGCTCGCATGTCGATCTCGACCAGAAGGCTCTCAGCTGGGCGCGCGGCATTGCTCGCTCGCGTGGTCTGGACGTTCGCGAGTACGGCGCTTCTGATCTGGACGCCTACAAGGCGGCGTTCGACACGTTCCTGCGCAAGGACGAGCGTTCGCTCGGCGCGAACGAAATCAAGGCGCTCTCGGTTGGCTCCGATCCCGATGGCGGCTACGTCGTTCATCCCGATCTGTCTGGCCGCATCGTCGCCAAGGTCTTCGAATCCTCGCCCATGCGCGCCTATGCGAGCATTCAGGTGATTTCGAGCGATGCGCTCGAAGGCTTGTTTGATCTCGACGAAGCATCTTCGGGCTGGGTCGGCGAGACCGACGCGCGTTCGGAAACTAACACTCCGCAGCTTGGTAAGTGGCGCATCCCGACGCATGAGCTTTACGCCAAGCCGAAGGCAACGCAGAAGCTCTTGGATGATAACGAGATCAACATGGAAGCATGGCTTGCTTCCAAGGTTTCGGAAAAGTTCTCGCGCGACGAAGCGGCTGCTTTCGTTAACGGCTCTGGCGTGAACAAGCCGCGTGGGTTTCTGACCTATGCGTCTGGCACGACCTTGCCCGGCACGATGCAGCGTTTCATCACCGGCGTTGATGGTGGCTTTGCGGCTGCTCCCAATGGCGGCGATGTGCTGATCAATGCTCTGTATGGTCTCAAGGCTCAGTATCGCGCCAACGCAACGTGGTTTATGAACCGCGCCACGTTGACTTTGACTCGCAAGCTCAAGGATAGCTATGGCGCGTATCTCTGGTCTCCCGGCATTGCCGCTGGCCAGCCTTCGTTCCTGATGGGCTATCCGGTTGCGTCGTTTGAGGACATGCCTGATCCGGCCACCGACAGCTTGTCGATTGCCGTCGGCGACATGCGCGAAGCGTATCAGATCGTTGATCGCATCGGCATCCGCACGCTTCGTGACCCCTTCTCTGCCAAGCCTTACGTGGAGTTCTACACCACGAAGCGCGTTGGCGGCGATGTGGTCAACTTTGAAGCTCTCAAGCTGATCGAGTTCACCGCGTAAGCAATCAGGGGCGGCGATAACGTCGCCCCATCCCATTCACGTTCGATGAAGGACGAAAAAAATGCGTGATATTAAATCTAATATGCAGCAAGTGCTGCTGGGTACCGTAACGCTCTCCGGCACCACGCCGGGCGCGTCGTCTTGGGTTGATCTGCGTGGCTTTGACGCCGCTTTGATCTCGCTGGTTACTCAGACTGTAACCGATGCTGGCGATGCTTCTGGCTTCACATTCACCGCCCAGCACAGCGATCTGACGACTGCGGCTTCTGCTGCTTCGATTGTCGCCGCTGATGCTACCGATGGCGTGATCTCGATCACCGTCACCGCTGATGCAGATGACGACAAGTTGATTGGCGCAATCGGCTACAAAGGCTCGAAGCGTTATCTGCGCCTGAACGGCGTCGGCACCACCGGCACCAACGCGGTTGTCAAGATTTTGGCTACCGTTCAGATGCCCGCGCAAGCCAAGACGACTTTCCTTGGCACCGCTGTTGCGGCCACGTAATAAGACAGAGGCGGGCTTGTCCCGCCTCTTTTCCAAAGGGAGCGGAATATGGAAGCCAAGATCATTGCACCGATGGGCTTCAGGATCGCGCCAGACGGCCACACAGTCGTAGTTTTCAATCTGGGCGACGTGGTTAGCGGCAGCATCGCAGAACGCGCTATACAGGCTGGAGCAGCGCAAAGAATTCATAGCATCGCGGCTGGTCTGGAGTGGAAAGCCGAAGGCTCAGAAGTTCAGACAATATCGCGCCCGCGCGGCAGGCCAAGAAAGGCAATCTAAATGACATTGCGCCCGGCGATTCGTCTTTATCAAGATCGTGGCAATACGGTTGTCACTGGGCCAGCAGAGGAGCCGATCACGGCTGAAGAACTCTGGGCGCATCTGCGCACGGATGAAAACGATTTTCCTGACGCGCTCGACTATATCACCGCTTCTCGCACGCATATCGAGACAGCCACCAATGTGGCAATGGTTACGCAAACCGTCCGCATGACCATCGATCACTGGCCGAATGGCGCTGAAGCGTGGTGGGATGGGATTCGCCAGTTTCCGATCAGCGAACTCTATGGCGCAAATTCTTTGACATCTGTATCGCTCCCGCGCTGGCCGCTGGCGAGCATCGTTAGCGTCACCACATTTGACGAGGATGGCACAGCAACGGTCGTCAACGTCGCCAACACGTTCGATGTGGACACATATAGCAATCCCGGACGCCTGACGCTGAAGCGCGGTGCAACATGGCCAAGCGCAATGCGTGCCAACAATGCGATTCAGATCATCTACACCGCTGGGCATGGCGCGCAGCCTTGCACCGTCCCGATGATGTATAAGCAGGCGGTCAAACAGCTTGCCGCGTATATGTATGAACACCGAGGCGATAACTGCTCGGCTGGCGATGCTTATCAAATGAGCGGCGCATCTTCGATCTTGAATATGTATAAGGCGGCTCGCATATGACGTTCCCCGGCGGGCTGGACATATCGCGCGGGATTGGCCAAGGCGTCACGAAAAATCACAAGTTCGGGCGCAATAAAGTTGTTGGCGGAACATTCGTGCCGATCAGCATCGGCGGCATCTATCAGACGCCACAAGCCAATGCGGCGACTGCATTGCGAATCCATCCCGGCGGAAACGCTAACGACACGGCGAACGGGTCTGGCGCTCGCGCGATCACCATAACTGGGCTGAACGCTGATGGCGTTGAGATCAGCGAAACGATTGCAACAAATGGCGCTTCTGCAAGCGCGCCAACTGTTCAGCAATTCATTCGGCTATATCGTGTTTTCGTTTCTGCGTCTGGAACGTATGCCACGCAGACCGCTTCTTCCCATGCTGGCGAAATCAAGATTGAAAATGCGGCTGGTGGAACTGATTGGGCAACGATAACCAATACAGATTTTCCGCGCGCTCAAAGTCAGGTTGCAGCATATAGCGTTCCGCTCCATCGCACAGCGTTCATTAGTTCAATCAAGATTTCAAGCGATGCCGAAAAGAAGGTGAATCTGATTTTATTTCAGCGCCAGCAAATCTTGCAGATTGCTGCACCATATGAAGCCATGCGGATCGTCGAAGAATATCCTCAGATCGCAGGCGTTCATGATATACATTTTGATCAGCCGCTTGGACCGTTTCCAGAATTGACGGACATCGGCTTTATGGGCAAGGCTGCATCCAATACCGCCGACATTTCGGTTAGTTTTGAAATCATCGAGGTGCGCCCGTGAAGTGCTGCGAAATGAGTTCGAACATGTTGAGCCACACCGTGACGTTCCAGCGCCGCACGCTTGCTAGCGATAACGCAGGCGGTCAAACGGAAACATGGGCGGCGATCAGTGGCGCCCCAACGCGCGCCCATATCAAGCCGCTCAGTGGGCGCGAGCGTTTTGTTTCAGACAGGATCGAGGCGAGCCTTCGCGTGCGCGTTCTGGTGCGCTACTCAACCACGATCATTGAAGGCGACCGGGTTCTGATCCGAGGACAAGCGCACCAAATTCGCTTTATCAATAATCTTGAGTTTGCAGATCGTTGGCTCCAGATTGATTGCGAAGGAGGGGTCGCAACGTGAGAACGGTAACAGTCAAGAACGTCGCTGCGGTTCAAGCCATGATTGTTCAATATGGCGAAGCTGTTGAAAAAGGCGTTTCTGAACTGGTGACGGCGGTTGGATTAGAAGCAATCACAGACGTAAAGAAAAGAATTCAAGGACCGCCAAAGACAGGCGCAATTTACACGCGCGGCAGCATTAGCCATCAGGCATCAGCGCCGGGAGAAGCACCGGCCACCGATACAGGAACGCTGGTCAATTCCATATTCTTTGAACAGACAAACAAACTTCAGGTGAAGATTGGAAGCCGTTTAGATTATGCGTATTATCTTGAATACGGAACAATGATGATGAAGGCACGCCCATCATGGGTTCATGCTGTTGTTGATGCGCGAAAAAGTCTCAACGCCAACATCGACGCACTTATAAAGGCGTTAAGCAAATGAAAGCAAAAGCGCTTCACCAAGCAATTTATAATCGGCTCAACAATGCGAGCGTTACGTCATTGTTAAGCACTAAATATGCGCCGCTGGTTTCTATATTCTCAAGCGTTCCACAAGCTGCGAATAGCGGCGATGATTCCTATTTCCCGTTCATCACCATCGGCAACAATGTCATCTCGCCTTACGATGTTAAAGATTCGGTCGGTGGATCGGCATCTGTTCAGATCGACATCTGGGCGCGCAGCCGATCCGTTCTGGAGATAAAAGAAATCGCCGACGCGGTAGATGCGCGCTTGCGGCGCCAGCCGCTAACGATTACCGGCGCAACGCATATTACGACCGAGCTTCAAGATTCGCAGGACATGGACGATCCAGATGGTAAGACGCTGCGCATAATGCTGCGCTATAACGTATTGTGGCTTACCTGATCCCTGTGGTAGGATCGCCAATCGAAAGAGGTTATCAGCATGGCAATTTCAGGCCGCAAACTGCGTATCATTCGAGATGGCGTGACAGTTGTCGGCGCGCGAACTGATAACTTCACAATTTCGAATGAGCCTATCGACATAACCGACAAAGACGACGCAGGCTGGTCAACCATGTTGGCTGATGCTGGAGTTCGATCTATTGAAGCAACGGTCGAAGGCGTGCTGAAAAATTCGACGCTGATTGCAAACGCCACAGGGTCTTCAAGCCTGCTGATAAAGTCTTGCGTTCTGGACGTTGATGGAATTGCTGCGTTTACCGGAAACTTCTACCTAAACAGTTTGGAACTTGGCGCAGAACAAGAGGACGCGGTGACGTTCTCAGCCACGCTGGCAAGCTCTGGCGCCATCACCGCCACCATCGCGCCTTACAACACGGTTGCGCCTGCCGTCACCGGCACTACGACCACAGTCTCCACGTTGACCACGACCAATGGCACATGGGCTGGCGATGCTACGATCACATTCGCCCGCCAATGGCAGAACGGCACCAGCGCCGATCCCAACAGCCCATCATGGGCAAACATCAGCGGATCGACCGGGACCACGTTGGCGCTTACCGCTCAACTTGGAAAACGCATCCGTTGCGTCGTCACTGCCACCAATTCGGAAGGCTCAACTATTGCCTTCTCGAACATCGTTGGACCTGTTACCTAAAAGGAAACTGAATCATGGCTGCAACTGCTGGACGTAAACTGCGTATCAAAAAAGGCGGCGTTTCTATTGCTGGCGCTCGCACTGATAATCTGACGATCAACAACGAGCCTATCGATATTACCGAAAAGAGCGATGCTGGTTGGACAACATTGCTTGCAGATGCTGGCGTTCGTTCTATTGAAGCCGACGTTGAGGGCATTCTTGAAGACAGCACGTTGCTTGCTCTGGCAGTCGGCGCAGTTGCAAACTTGCTGGCGGCTTGGAGCATTGAGGTTGAAGGCATCGGTACGTTCGCCGGAAACTTCTATCTCAACAGCTTGGAGCTTGGTGGTGAACAGGAAGATGCTGTCACGTTCACGGCGAACATTCAGTCTTCTGGCGTTATCACATTTACGGCGGTCTAAAAAATGGCAGTCTTCAGGGAAATTAAAATTGTATGGCGTGGCAAAGAATATTTTGTCACGCCATCAATGCGGCTCATGCGCTCCATTGAAATGGGCGACATCAGCCTAACGGCCATTGCGGTTAATACGGCCAAAGGCGTTCCGCAAATATCGCACATGGCGTTTGTCCTGCATCGTATGCTTTCGGCTGCTGGAGCGGTTGCGACCGAAGATGAAGTGTACGAAGAACTGATGAACGGCGATCAAGCCGAAGTTGGAGAATTGATTCAGTTAACGCTTAAGGCGTTCACGCCAGAGGCGCGCGAAATAAAAAATCAGGACGTCCAAGCCTAAAAACGGTCGAAGGCGAGGGCGTCAAGCCGTTAGACTGGAATAATCTGTATCTATGGGCGCGACAATGGGGAATCCAGCCAAGCGAGTTCTGGGAAATGACTATCTCAGAATGGTGGCTAGAGTACCACATGCACATGGATCAGTTTGAGCAGATCAATGAGCCGAAGAAATACGCAGGGAAACTAAAGCAAAACGACGTTGACGACCTCAAGGCATGGATGAAGAAATCAGATGGCCGATAACAAAACTATTGAGATCGTCATCAGCGCCAACACAGACGGAATCAAAAAAGGTTCTGCTGAGACTGTTACTGCGTTAAAGCAAGTTGAAGCGGCTGCTGATTCAGCAGGCAGAACAACTGCAACGGCGATGGAACAAGCCGGAAAGAATATAGAATCCTCAACTGTTCCTGCTGCTGGTCGTCTTGCTGGCGCTTTGATGAATTTGGTAAATCCTGCAAATCTGGCAGCAACTGCTGTTACTTTGCTTGGAGGTGCTATTGTTACTTATGTAACAAGCGGATTGGACAAAATTGCAACTCTTGACGAAGTCTTAAAGCAGCACGCCGAAGTTATCAAAGCGATTGGGTTGGCGTATCCAGAAGCCATTAAAGGCTTAGAAGAATTTGAAAAAAAATCAGATGAAGTCTTAAAAGTAAAAAGCCAAGAATCAATCAGAAGTCTGCAAGAAAAAGTTCAGCAATTATCAGAAGCAATCGTTAATTCTATATCTTCAACGCGACCTGCGTTGGACGAAATCACTATTATGTTTGGCAATGTTGATGCCGCAGGAACAACTCTTAAAAAAGGCTTTGAAGCATTTCAGGCTCCTATTCTTGCCTTCAATGATAGCGTTAAGAGAGGCACTCCTGATTTACAAACTTTTGAACGCGCTGTTGCCGCATTGGCGCTTCAATTTCAAGACGATGCTTCCATTCAGAAATATGCAAACGAACTATTAAAAATTATTTCGTCTGCCGAAGGCGTAGCAGTTGCACTTAACAAGGCAGGGGCATCAGCCGCAAATCTTGATCTTGAAATTTCTGGTGCTGCTGAATCATTGCGCAAATTTGAAGCAGCAATGAAAACAATTCAAGGAATATCTCCAACACCAATATCTGACAGAACAAAACTAGAAAATGCTTACGCTGAAGCATTAGCTGCTGGAAATATTGAAGGTGCAGCAAGAATTAAACTAGAAGCAGAACGAGCAGCCGCTCTTAAAAGAATATCCGACGCCGAAGCGGCAAAAGTAAAACCAGCAGCAGTCGAAGACGACGGCATGACCGCGCAGATGCAGCGACGGATGCAGTTCATTATCGACAGCACGTTGACCGAAGAACAACTGTTGATTGCTCGCTATGAGCGCAATCGTCTGTTGCTTCAAGAAGCGTTCGCGATTGAATTGGCTGATACAGCTTTGCATGGTGAAGCAAAGGCTGCTCTAAAAGCTGAACAAGATGCAGTCATCGAAGCACTCGATGCAAAGCATCAGCAAAATATGCAACGGATGCAAGCCGCAACAGATGCAAGAACGCTTGGAAACATGGCAAGCACGTTTGGCAGCATCGCCAGCATCATCGAAAGCGGTGGCAAGAAAGGTGCGGCAGCAGCGAAGGCGTTCTATATAGCGCAGGCTCTTATGTCTACGTTCTCGGCTGCAACGCAAGCTATGGCCGATCCTACACTTGTGACTCCGTTCCAGAAGTTTGTGGCGTATGCTGCGATTGCGGCAAAGGGTCTTGCTGCGGTTGCATCAATTAAAAGCGTCAATTCATCAGGCGGCGGTGGAGGTGGCGGAGGCGCTGCGGCTGCTGGCGCTGGAGGTGGAGGCGCTGCTGCTCCATCGCCAACGACCACGTTTCAATTCACAATGGCAAACGATCCAATGGGCTTTGGAGAAAAGTTTGCGCGGCAGTTCATAGATCAGCTAAACTCCACGCAACGTAATGGCGGGCAGATCAGAGGCGTAATGGCATGACGATAAACACGGCAGGCTATACGGTCGGAAGCAATTATCCTTTGACCCATGCGCGGATTCTTTATGCTCCAATAACTGGAACTTTAACGGCTACCGGAACAAATGGAACATATGCAACGAACGACTACACAGCGCAGCGTTGGGCTTGTGCGGCTGGCGCAAATACTTGGACGCTATTAACCGCTGCAAGCGTAAACGTGGATTGCGTTTTTATTGCTGCGCATAATCTCAGCGGAAGAACAATTACGGTGCAAACAGAAGCGACAACTGGAAGCACATATGTGACTCGCGCAACTGTTACGCCAACTGACAATACAGCTATATGCGTATTGTTCAATAATGCAGGAACGCCTTATTCAATCCGTCAACTACGCATCACAGTTGATTCAGGATCAGGAATATATATCGGCATCATCCGCGCTGGCGTTGCCTTGCAAATGACGATGCCGATCTATGGTGGACACAAGCCGATCACTCTGAACCGCGTCACCGAAGCGCAGCAACAGTTCAGCGAGACAGGGCAATGGCTAGGCAGGATCGCCAAGCGCCAAGCGATTACGACTTCATATTCGTGGGATTATCTGGAAGCAGCTTGGTACGATTCAACGTTTGAGCCGTTTGCTAAAACGCTCCCTCTTTATCCGTTCGGCATTGCTGGCAATCCAGCATCGATCACAACCGACGTTGGCTGGGTATGGACGAGTTCAGACGTTCAGCCTGCTAACATGGGCGTGAAAGCCTATCGCGCCGTTTCCATTGACGTCACAGGTTATGCCGGATGACATTCGCCCAAGAACCGTTGGAAATGGTCGAGATCATCCAGCCGCTTTGCTCGCGGGTGTTTGGAACGTCGCCTTGCTTGGCGACCGGAGATAAATGCTTCAATACAAATACAACATGCAAATATCGATCTGCTCTTAATCTTGTCAATACTCTATCGCTTCAATTCGTGCGCGATCTAGCGCATGAATGGATCACTACGGCTGGCGCTTATCAACCGGCGCTTGGCATTCCTGCACTCATGTCTTATCAGACTGCGCCGACGATGCTCAACATTGCATCTGGCAGCAAGAATAAATCTCCGCTTGGCTATCGCGGCGTTTGCCAGATCACGATCAAAGATTTTCCTTGGAACGACATTGGCACCGATCCATATCTAAGCAGTCGATCTTATAATCCAGCATTGCAAGGCTCGTTCTGGTCAAAATGGTTGGCACGCAATCCAAATCATGTTGGATTTATCGTCAGGATTTATGAAGGCTATCGTGGACAAGCATTGTCTGCAATGACAAAGCGCGAATACATAATCGAAAAGATTGACTTCGGTCGCAACGGCGTCTCGATTACAGCTAAAGATATTCTGCGCAAAGTCACGGATACAAACGTCAACGCGCCAACGCTTTCGCCGGGAGAACTTGCAACCGCTTTGACGGTTGATGCGACAAGCATCGAAGTTGCTGGTGCAGTTCTGACCGATTACCCATCGAGCGGCTATCTCAGGATCGGAAGCGAGGTCGTTTCCTATACGTCGCGAGCAATTAACGCTTTTAATAATGTAGTGTTCAGCGGAGTTGTTCGCGCGTTGCTCAATACAGAAGCTGCGACAGCATCTTAGAACGCAAAAGTTCAGCGCGTCCTTGCTTACGAGAATGTTCGCTTTGATGCGATATTATACGATCTATTGACAACATGGGGAAAGATCGGCTCTAGCTATATTGATTATGCAGCATGGCAATCTGAAGCCGACGAATGGCGCCCAGAATTTATCTTCACCGCTTATTTAACTGAAACAAATAAGGTTGAAGAATTGGTGGCCGAGATTTGTCTTCAGGCTTTGGTGAGCATCTGGTGGGATGAGCGAGTGCAGAAGATAATTCTGCGCTCGCAGCGCCCAGACGCAGCACCGCCTTTGATCACCGATGATGCCAACATCATCGCTGGTTCGTTTTCTGTAAAAGAAATCCCAGAAGAACGCGCCTCGCAAATCCATGTCTATTATATCCAGCGCAGCATTACTGGATCGGTAACTGACAAGTTTAATTACGAGCGCGCAACTGTCTTCATCAATGTCGATAAGCAAATTGAGTACGGTGGCGAGCCTCAAGTGCGTGAATTGTTTTGCCGGTTTATCCAGACAGACGCCATTGCGAATAATCTGGCCGCAACTTATCTTAACCGTTTCCAAGATGTTCGGCGTGAAGTATCGTTCAGCTTGACGGATGAAACGGCATATTGGACCGGCGATAATCTGACGATCAGTCACTTCATGGACGTTGATTTTACCGGCGCAGCCAAGCAGAATACGTGGGTCATCACGTCGGCTGAAGCAAAAATAAACGGCAGCGTTTATGATTTTGTGGCTGAAGACAACGATATGGTTGGAATCCTTTGGGAATGGGTTGACGATACCATCCCAGAATGGGCTAGTGCCACGCCAACACAAAAAGCCACAATCGGCTATTGGCTTAAGGATGATGACACAGACTTAGACGGCGTTGAACGCCCATTCAGGTGGCTATAAATGACAACATGGACAACTATACCAAATACCGCCGTGGCGGCTGGTGGCAGGCCGCGTGGCTCGGTTATCACTGCTCTGCGGGATAACCCTGTGGCAATATCAGAGGGCGCTGCTGGTGCGCCTCGCGTTTTGTTTGCAGCGGTTAGAGATGGGATTGCTGGTGCAACATATGGAACGCTTGGAACGTATGCGTTCTTACATTCAGACGATGTTATTACGCCGGGAACAACGGTTGCTGGTTCAACATTAAAATACTCAGGCGCGATTGATTATTTGCTGTTTGATAATTCAGGCGGATTCACTGCAACAGCTAATGCTCTGACCTCTCCAGCAGGGACATGGCGTTGCATGGGTCGAATCAATCCCGGCAACAGCGGATCGGCCACTGGGCTTGGCGTTTCGTCACTATTCTTGAGGACTGCATAAAATGGACATCCGCAATCCTGTTTTCACCGCCAATGGCGCCATCGACTGCGAAATTCAGCATCCGCAATATGGCTGGATTCCGTTCACTGCTGATCCAGCCGATGTTGAACCGCATGGCCGTGAGATTTACGCCGAAGCGCTGAAACTCAATCCAGCGTTATATGTTCCCGTTGTGCCGACGCCTGAGCAGATCATCGCCAATGCAAAGGTTCAGCGCGCAAACGCTTATCGCGTTGAATCCGATCCGCTGTTTTTCAAATGGCAGGCGGGCGAAACAACAGAAGCAGTATGGACAAGCAAACGCGCTGAAATCCGCGCACGCTTCCCATATCCTGAAGCATGACAATGTATCGTTGAGATATAGCGGCGATCTCAATTTGTGGTATGGTGTGGCAAGTTCAATAAATCGCGCCGATTGAAAAGGAAACGGCTATGTCGAAATCAAATACCTTCGAAAATGATCTGCTTCTTCTGATCTTCAACGGCACGGCGATTGCCAACCTTGCAGACAATGCCACGTCGTCGCCTTTGACTAATCTTTATGTTTCGCTGCATACCGCTGATCCGGGAGAAGCTGGAACTCAGACGACTAACGAAACGGCATATACCGGATATACTCGCAAGACAGTTGCTCGTACATCTGGAGGCTGGACTATAACGGCCAATAGTGTTTCGCCTGTTGCGGCAATCGACTTTCCAGAATGTACTGCTGGAACTTCAACAATCAGCTATTTTGCAGTTGGAACTGCGGTTAGTGGAACTGGAAAAATTCTCTACTCTGGCACCGTTACGCCCAACATCAGCGTTGCAGCTAATGTGACGCCTCGTCTCACGACGGCTTCAACGATCACTGAAGATTAGTAAAACTGGCCGCTGGGCATCTTTCAGCGGCCATTCGTCTTTATGCTTGAGGATTGAAGATGGCTGTTTCATTAAAGCATAAATTCGCAAGTCTAAAGTCAGATGACGCAGACACAACTATTGTTCGCCCTTCCAACTGGAATGATGAACACGATCTATTAATGGCGACTGCTAAATTAATGGGTCGAACAACTGCCGCAACTGGAGTCGCTGAAGAAATAGGCGTATCCGGCGAATTAACACTTGCTAGTTTGACACTTGGTGTTGGGACAACGTTATCATCTAAAAATTTGTCTGCTCCTGTTATTTTGGATGGATATACGGAAGAAATTCATATTCTTTCTGGAACAACTCCAGCAATAACGCCAACAAATGCTTCAATTCAAACTTGGACTCTTTCTGGCAATTCAACTCCAACTGCTGGAACATGGGCTGAAGGTCAATCAATTACGTTAATGGTCAATGACAACACAACTCCATTTACAGTGAATTGGACTTCAATGCCGATTGTATGGGTAGGAGGTTCTGCGCCTGTCCTTACTCCATCTGGCGGCTACACCGTGATTCAGCTTTGGAAGATTAGCACCACAATTTACGGCGCGCTTGTTGGTCAGGTGACGTAATGCTTGCTGATAAACTCAGAGCAGCCTCTTTTAAGGGTGGAGAGGCTTACGTCGAAGACGTTTTTTCAACGTACCTTTACACAGGCAACGGCACAACGCAGCCATTTACGAATGGGATTGACCTATCTACAAAAGGAGGCATGGTTTGGATTAAAAACAGAGGGTTTGCTTCTGGTCATTTCCTTTTTGACACAACTCGTGGCGTGTTAAACGAAATAAACACTAACACGACAGATATTGAGGCTTCTCTTGCCGCGAGCTTGACGTCGTTTAACACAACTGGTTTTACACTGGGCGGAGCGGTTGGAATAAATACTAATGGCTCTACATACGCTTCATGGACCTTCCGTAAGCAGGCAAAGTTCTTTGAAATTGTCTCCGTCGTCCATACGACTGGAACAGCCAGCACTGTTAATTTGTCTTCGCTTGGTACTGTGGGTTTTGTAGCAATTAAAAACACCACAGGTGCAGTTGCAAGCTGGGTTTGCTGGAACCAAGCATCTCCTACTCGCAATCCGGCGTTCAACTCGACCGCGGCTGGGTCCACAACCTTGACCCTGACTGTTTCAGGCACAACGGCAACTCTTGCGTCAACGCTTCCGAGTGCGACCTACATCGTTTACGCATGGGCGCACAACGCTGGTGGCTTTGGCCTTGATGGCACGCAGAGCGTTGTTACAACTGGGACGTTTGCCGCAACAACTGGAACGGTTGTAAATCTAGGTTGGGAACCGCAGTTTCTACTTTTGAAGGCATACGCCAACTCTTCGAATTGGTGGATGATCGATAATATGCGAGGAATGTATGCCAGCACGGCTAACGCAAATTTAATTGCAAATTCAACTGCTGTTGAAGCAACTGCGGCTCAGGCTTACGTCACGTCTACGGGTTTTATTAACCAGATAAGCGACGCCGGTATTACCTATACTTATGTCGCCATACGTCGTGGTCCGATGAAAGTTCCAACTGATGCGACGAAGGTGTTTGGGCTAAATGCCCGCACTGGCACCGGGGCGAACGCCACCGTTACTGGGGGTCAGACCGCAGACGCTGTTATTATTAAAAATCGAGCTTCTGTTGTTGCGAATCTTATTTCGTCGAGGCTGACCAGTACGGGCTATCTTTCAGGGGTTGGAACAACGGCAGAAACTGCGGCAGGCGTAACGATATTGCAGGCCAATCCGTGGGATGTGATGGACGGCGTGAATGTCGGCACAACATCAACGCTTACAAACAACTCCAGCGCCACGTTCATCAACTATCTTTTTCAGCGAGCACCAAGTTTCTTTGATGTTGTCTGCTGGACAGGAACAGGCGCGGTTCAAACAGTTAGCCACAATTTAGGGGTAGCTCCTGAATTGATAATTGGTATCAATAGAGCAACCGGGGCAGACAAACCTGTCGGCGGAACTGCAATACCAAATACAAACAATCTTATCTTAAATAAAACTGATGCGAGTTCGTCAACTTCTAACATTTGGAACAACACCTCTGCTACAACTACAAATTTTACAGTTGGTAACACAGTAAGTTTAATCAATGGGGCTGGTGAAAACAACATCGCTTACCTCTTTGCTACATGTCCCGGCGTAAGTAAGGTTGGCTCTTACACCGGTAACGGAACAACGCAAACCATCAACTGCGGGTTTGGTGCCGGTGGCGCGAGGTTTGTGCTTATCAAACGCACAAATAGCACAGGGGATTGGTACGTTTATGACACGGCTCGCGGCATGACAACTTTAACAGACCCCTACTTCCTTCTAAACACCACCGCTGCGGAAGTAGCAACGCTTGGCGCTGTGACCACAGTTTCAACAGGATTTGCGCTTAACTCGGCTATTCTAGCGGCTATCAATGTCAGTGGCGGCGCATACCTTTTCTTAGCAATAGCGTGAGGTTGATCGCATGAGCGAATATAGAATCCGCAACACTGGCGAAATTATTACAAATATCCGTTCTGCATTTCCGCAGATTTCGATGCCGGAAAATCCGTCGCCTGAGATCATAGAGTGGCTAGGTCTTGATCCAGTTTTTGAAGGACCGCAGCCTGCCGATCTGAGCGCATATCAGTACTCGTCTCGCGATGGAGTTATGCAGGACGTAGATGGTAAATGGTATACAAGATATATTGCGGCACCTGTTTTTGAAAACGCAGAAGATGAAGCCTCCTATAAATCTAGAAAGGATGCAGAGCAATGGGCGATAGTTCGTAAGCAGCGAAATGATCTCCTTGCTGCTTCTGATTGGACGCAGCTTGCAGATGCTCCGGTTGATCCGTTTGCTTGGATTACATATCGCGAGGCTTTGCGTGATATAACCATCCAAACTGATCCATTTAATGTGATTTGGCCGGTGGCTCCGCAAGGATAAAAAATCATGCCTTTTGGCTTCCAATCAAATGCGTTTCAGAAAAACGCCTTTCAGCAAACAGAAGTTCGCGAAGGCGATGGAGCAGCGGTTGGATCGTGTATTGTTGAGGCTATCAGCGATGCAATAATCAGCGCAGTAGGAAGCGCAGATGGATCGTGCGTTGTTTCTAGCGTTGGCGCTTCAACATTTGCAAGCGTTGCAAGTGCATCAGGATCAGGCGTAGCGTCGGCTTCTTCTGACGCTATCATAAGTTCAACTGCGGCTGCGGTTGGCGCTGGCGATGCTTCAGGTATTGGTGCGTCTACGAATACCGCCATTGCGGATGCAAGCGGCTCTAGCACTGTTCAGGCTGTTAGCGTTGCTTTTACAAATGGCATTGCCAGCGGATCAGGATCATCAACCGTAACAGCTGTTGGCGATAGCATTAATCCCGGAGATCATATTGGCGAGTCCGAAGGATTCGCTGTTGTTCTTGGAATTGGAAAATCTACAAACTCAGCAATAGGCGCTGCGGCTGGATCGTCAACGGTTGTTGCATCAAGTTCAACAGTTATAAACAGCGTTGGATCGGCTGTTGGATCATGCAGCGTTACAGGCGCATCGCAAACAATCATTGCTGGCGCTGGGGCGAGTACAGGAACTTCAACGGCGGCATCTGTTGGCGCTTCTATCAACGCTGGTTCAGGTGCGGCCACAGGGTCTTGCACAGTTACAGGCGTTGGCGGCTTAATCTTTTCATCCTTAGCTGTTGGAGCCGGTACGTCTGTTGTACTTGGCGTTGGCGCATCAACAGCGGCGACCGCAGCGAACGCCAATGGATCGTGTAACGTCGTAGGTATTGCAAGTAGCATCCAAAAAGCTGTTGCAAATGCAGCTGGAACATCAACAGCACAAGCAATAGGAAATACATTTGCTCCCGGCACTCTGTTGCTTGGATCGATTGAAATTTATGCGGCTCTGAACGATACTGAGGTCGATATTTATTCGGCACTCGATGGCGTTTCTGAGATCACAATTAACCGATGGGTTGCATGATGGTTGCCTTTGTCGCCAATACAAACGTGCTGGAACTGCAAGGCTTGCAGGACGCAATCGATCAAACTTACGTCAACGATGCCACAGTCACCGTGACGATTAAGGACGACTGTGGAAGCAATGTTGCCGGGCAAGCATGGCCAGCGGCTATGAATTATGTAAGCGCCAGCAATGGCACTTACAGACTAATCGTCGCCAGCACATTACAAATTAAATCTGGCAAGAAATACTTTGCTGAGATTTCTGTAAACGGCGGTGCATCTGAGATTGGTTTCTGGCGTTATCCGTTCCGCCCACAAACGAGGCAATGATGGAATGGACCCTGCAACGATTGCGCTGATATTTGGAGCGGCTAAAACCGCGTATAGCGCAGTTCAGCAGGGAATAAAAATTGGCAAAGACATCAACTCTATGTGTGTTGATATTGCTAAACTGTACGGATCGGTTGCTAAACTTACTCAAGCAAGCAAAACGCCACCAAAGCCAAAACTGTTTAGCAAGGTCACCGCAGAAGAAATTGCTCTTGATGCTGTTGTAAAGCGTAAGCAAGCAGCGGATTGGGCAGAAAAAGTAAAGAACGACTTCGTTTCAATTTATGGTGTAAAAGGCTGGGAGGAGGTTCTTAAAGAGGTCATTCGGGTGCGAAAGCAACACAGACAACTTGAAGAACAAAAAGCCCGCGAAGCCAAGCAAATGCGTGATGATCTGATCCAGCTTGGATTGATCTTTATAGTAGCGACGACAATTATGGCTGGGTTGTTTATCTTAGCCATTTTGATCAACTAGATAAGGATGGTTATAAATGGCGACCGCCGAAGAAAAACAGGCTAAAATTTCAGAAGACATGGCAGCAAGCGCCAGCAAGGGTGCGCTAGTTGAAAAAGTTGTATTCGCTGGCGTGCCGATCCTGTTCTCTTGCGTCGTCTACCTCATGAATAGCTTGTCATCTGCTAACTCAGAGATCATCCAGCTTAAATCCAAAGTCTCTGTCGTCGTAACGTCTGAGAACAAAGCTATTCCGCCTCAAGGTACTACGATTGATATGGCGGTGATCCGCGAGCAACTGAACGACAAGATCGACAAAGTTGAGCGCGACGCGGCATTAGCGCGAGCAGCGATGACGCTCGACCGTGAAAAATCTATGGCTGCGATTGAAAAATCTCGCCTTGAGATGACCGCCGATGCAGCGCAAGCCAGATCGTCAATTCGATCCGATGCTGCTCTAGCCAGAGCCTATCTTGAACAGAAGATTTCACTTCTGGAACGCGAAGTTCAAGCCATCAAAACAGGAAAGTAAGCCATGAAAATGTCCGCAGAAGGTCTTGCAACGGTTAAAGAATTTGAAGGATTGAGGCTCAAGGCGTACAAATGCCCAGCGGCTGTTTGGACGATTGGTTACGGCCATACTTCGGCGGCTGGCGTTCCTATTGTGAGCGCTGATCTTGAAATCACCAAAGATGACGCCGAGGAAATCCTCAAGCGCGATATGGGACAATACGAGGATGGCGTCAGAAAGTATGTCAAGGTTAATCTTACTCAAGGTCAATTTGATGCGCTTGTTGATTTTGCTTACAATGCTGGCGTAGGCGCTCTTGCTAAGTCTACATTATTGAAGAAGGTCAACGCTGAGAAGTTCGACGAAGTTCCAGCCGAGTTTATGAAATGGACTAAAGGCGGAGGTAAAGAGCTTCCGGGGTTGGTTCGTCGTCGTCGCGCAGAAGTTAAGTTGTGGCGCGGTCTTGATACCGATGTTCCAGTGGTTCATACACAGGCGCGATTCACGCCGGATCAGCCCAAGGCGTCAAAGTCTATCGTTCAATCTAAAGAAGCCAATGCGGCTGTTGCTGCTGGCGGGCTTGGCACCATTGCAGTGGTGCAAGAGGTCATGCCGATGGTTCGCGAAGGCGGCGATATGCTTGGGTCGTTCAGCCCAACTGTGCTGATCTTGGTGGTTATCATTGCGGCTGCTGGCGCCGTCTGGTATTTCCGCAAACAGAGGCTAGATGAGGAGGGCGCATGATCCCGTTATTGTTCAGCCCGCTTGGGCGATACGCTATGATTGCTATCGCTCTTGTAGTGGTCTTGAGCGGCGTTTATGTTAAAATCAGATCAGACGCCGTTTCCGATTATGAAGCTCAAGTAATGTCGGACATTCTAAAGAGGACGCAACATGCGATTGATGCTGGTGATTCTGCCGCTGTTAGTCCTGACAGGCTGCTCGAAAGTGATGGGCATAGGCGCGACTGATCTGTCGTCTTGCACCGTCTGGCGTGATATTTCGTGGTCGTCTAAAGATACGCCTCAAACGATCACTGAGGTTAAGATAAACAATGCCCGCCGCGAAGGATTTTGCGAGGGCAAGAAATGAGCGATCTGGAAATGTATCAAGACATGGGCAGCGTAAAGGCGCAACTTGAAGTTCTGAATCGCGAAATGAAAGAACTGAAAACAGATGTGCGCTGCATACGAGAAGACTTTGCACAAGTCAAAGGCGGATGGCGCACATTGATAGGCGTTGCAGCAATCCTTGGCGCTAGTGTGTCATGGATCGCCAACTATTTCTTTCAGCGTTGAGCGCCAGCTAACCACTGTTTCAAAGATTGACACTTTTTGATTTCTGCTATTTCGGCAGGAGTCAATTTGCGCTTTTTTACAAAAACAATTCCGTGATGCTCAGAACAATAATTGGTTTTGCTATCGCGCGTCACAGCACCGCAGAAATAATGCTGATCGTTGAACCGGCTGGTCGGAAAACGGCATTGATTATGCTCCAGATCAATTAGCGCCAATCCGTTAGCGGCTGAACTGTTTTCATCTTGATACATGATCGGCGCATCCGTCAGCAGATGATCTGGCAGTTTTATTTTTTGATCTCTTGGCTTGCGTAATTTATGCCCGTGTTTTGCTATATTTCCAAGACGCCCGCGTTTTGAGTATTCAAACACTATTGGCCGCGTAATGATGCCAGAAGGGCGAAGCCTTGTTACAACGCCAATGATGGTGTTGCGGGTGATGTTCAATTCCATTGAAATAAATGTGGCGCTCTTGTTAGCGTTCCAAAGTCTAACGATTTCTGCGTTTCTATCGTTCATTTTTTTTCTCTACATATACCGCCGCTGTCTTTCCGCCTTTACTGCATGTCGGGCATTTTGCAGTATTGACACTCTTAACAACTTCAAAAATATCCATAGGCAAGTTGCACACTTCATAGATTGTCCCGCATTTACAGATCAAGCGCAACTTTGCTACAATATCGTCAGTCATCTTTCTTCTCCCAAACTTGAGCGCATACTCCGCACTCTTTTATTGTTCCTTTGCGCAGCAGCCAACCAGACATGCTGATATAATTTCCGCATGAACATTGGCACCTAAAGACAGCGCGTGATCTTTTTGGTTTGCTCTTCATGTAAATCCGTTCGATCACTGTCAATCGCCCGAATGTCTTTCCGGTTTCGTCTATAAATTCTTGAGTACGTTTTTCACATATTTTGATTGTGTCTTTGACTTTCGTTTCCATCCACCGACTCCCTTTAAATGACACGCGGCCATCTCGGCATCTGTTTGCACGCCAAACTGAATGCACAGGCGCATATGAGCCACGCCAGCGGCGATCCCGTATTGCATCTGATTCAGGCGCTTATAATCAAATCCAAGTGCTCTTGCTGTTCCCGGCATGACCTGAAACACTCCAGCCGCTCGACCGTGCTTTGTCTTCGGTCCAATAGCGCGCGGATTATATCGGCTCTCTACGAATGCAATCCGCACCGCCACACTTTCCCAACGCTCGCCGATAGCTGCTCTGGTTTGCGATCTGATCTCAGCCACCACGATTGCATTGGCGGTGGCTGAGACAGACGACAACAGCCAAACAGATATGGCGATTGCCGCACTTCTCATTCAGTCGGCATTTTCTTAGGCGACTTACCGCCTTGCTTGCCAGCGGATCGAGCAAGGTCGCGACTTTTTGTAAAAGCGCGATTTGCAGGATTGACGGCTTTGCCGCCCATGCTGGCGATTTCTTTGCGGCGCTCCGGCGTCATGCTGGCAAAGCCACGGCGTGATTTTCCATTCTGTTCGGTCATGATCTTTCCTTTGGTCTGTCGTCCAAATCTGGACGGGTTTGGAGCATATTGATAGCAAACATTATACAGCACGCAGCGTGCGCCAGATGCTGGCATCCGCTTTCCTGATCGAATGTTTCTCCGTCGTTATGAGCCAAGATGTGCCGCAACGCTGCGGCTATTAAACGACTTTGCGATATTCCATCACGCCAGTTGTGGCGATTGTACTTAGTCGCGCCATATCGCAAGGCGTATGAAATTTGCTCTAGCGCATATCGATCAAGCAGATCGAGCGGAGGCTTGCCGCTATCGTATTTATTCGCACTCATTGTTCTGAGCCTCCAACAGTTTTTTATGCCGGTTTACGGCGTGCATCACTGTTGTATGATCGCGATCTAATTTTGCAGCAACATGATTGAAACTCATTTTGAGATTCACGACCATATCCCAGCAAATTTCTTGTCGAGCGCGAACGATCTTTCCAACGCGATTTTGCTTCATAATGTCTGCCCACTCGACATCATGCTTTGCGCAGATCGCAAATGCGTTTTTCCGCCAACGCGGAATCCATTGCTCAACTTTTGGTTTCTCAACTTCAACAACTGGAGCACTGATTGGTTCTGAATGCGCTTCAACTGCTTTAGCTTTCAAGCGATCTAAAAACGCAATGTGGCGAGCGTGAATTTCCTTTCTCAGTGCGTGGTTCATCTGCATTACTCCTTGCAGGCTTCTTTGATCTCTGCGCAAAGATCACGATCTGAATAAACCGATGCGATAATTTCGCGCTCGATCCAATCTCCATGATCTAGCTGAACAACTTTGTTCCCTGTCGTCACAATGGACACGCTTTGAATATACCAATCGCGCATTGTATCGACTTCAATGTCCAGCGTGCATTCCGTGATCGTGATCGGATACAAGATCAGGTCGAGGTCGTTAACGGTAAAAAAGATCGGCTGCATATTCCACTCCCTGTTTATCGCTTAACAATACAGAATTGGCGGATACTGTAAAGCGTTATTTCCTGAGCGCAGCCACGTATGAGCGCACCAGTTCTTTAGCGTGGTCTGAGCCTTTGCAGACAATTACCATGTCGCCACAGGTTTCGAGATAGGCGTGCCAATCTGCTTGCGCAGGATCGACGCGCCCGCCTTTCTGGCGCTTCATCTCGATCCAGAGACGCCACGCTGGAACGTAAAGATCAGGGACGCCTGCGCTTACGCCTTCGACCTTTAGGCGCGTAGCGGTCGCGATGTTTCGCGCTCCACCGTTAGGGATTGCAAAGATTCGAACGCCATCAAACGTCTGGCGAAACCATTTCACTAGTTCGCGCTGTTCTTCATGCTCAGTCGGAATCCTTACCGGCGCTTTCAAAACGGCATTTCCGGTTTCCATGCAGAACATTCGCCCGGCGTTGCGGCGAACTCTTCAGGCGGCTCCATGTGGAACTTATCGCACATGCCATCGCTCGCGTAATAATTGCAAGTGTGGCAGCACTTCGGCGGTCCAGCCTGCATCCACGCCCAATAATCTTTTACGAACTGTGGCGTCGGATGCTTCTTCAACTGCGGATTGCTCATGCCCATTCCCTCTTAACGACGCGGAAAAACTTTCCATCTTGACGATATTCTATCGTTTTTGGATATTGTCCAGCCGATAATCCATCAGCCATTTGTTCAAAGTCTCGCACTCGCATCAAATCTAATACGGCTCCGGCTTGGTTAGCAATTACGGCAATGGCGCGCCTTGCTTTCTCTCCTGCATATCCTTCATGCGTTATTGGGAAGTATTCAGTAACAGATTTGTCAGACAGATTTGAGCCGTAATAAGTAGCGGCGAGCATTTCTTTGCCGCTAGTGCGACTGATGTGCTTGCGCCATACCCATTTACTGACATTCATATTATGCCCGTCAAGGCCCATGATGTCGTCATCGCGCAAGTTCATAGACTTTGGCGGTGGCGCAGGAAATGGATTGCCGCACGCTGGGCAAACTTGCGCCGATATGTGAACGATCTCGTTGCAAGCCTCGCAGACTTTAGACGGCGCTTCGCCTGTCCCATCGCCTTTCTTCTTCGGCGCTTGAACTGCCGTGATCGGTCCATGCGTTTCGACAACGCCTGCAAAGTCTAAAACCAGACAATGATCGGTGTGGCTCTTCGGTCGCATTCCTCGCCCAGCCATCTGAACGTAAAGCGATGGACTCATGGTCGGGCGCAGCATCGCAATCAGATCGATGTCGGGATAATCAAATCCGGTCGTAAGCACGTTGGCGTTAGTCAGTGCTTGCAGGCGACCAGCTTTGAAATCTGCAATCATTCGCTCGCGTTCCTTCTTTGGCGTTTCTCCTGTCACGCACTCAGCGTTGATGCAGCGCGATTGCAGCACGCTTGCAATATGCTGCGCGTGCTTGACGCCAGTGCAGAAAAACAGCCACGCCTTGCGATTGCCCGCCAGCGATATGACCTTATCAACAACAGCTTGGTTCTTGTCGTCATTATCGACTGCGGCTTGAAGTTCACTCTCGATAAATTCTCCTCCACGTTTATGCACGCCAGACAGATCAAACTTTATGCCGGTGATCTTGCTGCGAAGAGGCGCAAGGAATCCTTTGTAAACGAGTTCTTCAATCGTCACGGATTCCAACAGATCATCGAACAGGGCTGGCTTGTCGGTGATCAGCCCGTGGCCGAGCCGATACGGCGTCGCGGTCAAGCCGATAACGCGCAGCATGGGATTGATCGCTTGCAGATTGCCGATCAGCTTTCGATAACCGCCTTCGTCCTTGTGCGAAACAAGGTGGCATTCGTCAATGATGATCAGATCGATGTGGCCGATCTCGGATGCCTTATCGA